AGACCGAAGCCCATGCCCCAAGTATCCGACATGTCAGAGGTATTTGATGCATGCCCTACGATTTGTACCACCTTGGAGCCTGGTTCCCCTGTTTGACCCCCCGGGGGGGTCGAGGTCGCGGGGCCCCCTCTCAGGGGGTGGCGACGCCTACCGCTTTCGAGGCTTGGATCGACCGTAAAGAATGATCGCTTTTGGAGAGGCTCCGATGATTTCGTTTCCGAAGGATCGGTCTATGCTCCGAGGGGTAACGCGCTCGGATCGCTCGGCTGCTCGTGAGCGTGTGAAAGGGGCTTTTCGTCCGTGGGCCCTCATTTGTTGCCCCCTAGCGCCGGCCCTAGGGCAAGCAGTCGAGGCCGGCTTGATCAGTGTGGAGCCAATCGGCTATTCCGTAGCCAGTGCCTAAGCTCCCACGGACGCCGCTCATTGCGCCGATCAGCGTGCCCCCGAAATACGTGAGCACGAAAGCGGGGCGGGAGGCGCTCCGGCTACTGCACGAGCATGCGCCCGAGCTCTGGAAGCCGATCGATCAGGCCTATCGCCGCGACTGGTTCCGCCATCGGATCCGCGAATACGTGCAGCACCATGGGCACGCCTCGGCCGGCGTTTGCACGCTGTTAGAGAAAGCGGCCGCTGCGTTTGCCGATGCTGACTACATTCGAGGGCTCGGCGTGCGGGACGACGATCCGGGTACGATCATGCAAGCGCATAAGCTGAATTTGATCGGCAAGGGGCTCGAAGCGGCCGCGCTCGCCCTGTGCAAGGAAGAGAAAGGGGCACGGCGCGAGATGCAGTCACTCACTAGCGGCGGATCCTCGCTGGCCCTCGCCCTCACGGAGCCAGGCCGCGGGTTCGCCCCTGCGGGCGGTGGCGTGGTGCGCAGACCCCCGAAGGAAGCGTGTGGCTTTGGCGGCTTGCCCGAGTCCGATCCGTGGCCAGGCGAAACGAACGATATCGATCGGCAAGCAAACGACGATGACCCCGAGGGGAGCGAGCCCACATGAAAGCGCCGCCTCGCCCTCGTTGCTGGGTTCTGTTGGTCGCGTCCGTGACGGGGACGGACAAGCGTTGCCGTGAGCTAGCGGAGCCCGGTAACCCTGACGGGTTATGCTGGGTTCATGCGCGAGCCTATCGCGATTCTACTCGGAGGCTGAAACGAGCCCCCGCCGAAAAACCGAAGGAGAAACCCTAGATGCTGCTCAGCAAATTGCACTTGAAAGATATGGCGCATGTGAGCGGCTCGACCGTGAGCATGTTCACGAACGAAGCCGGCTGGAAGATCGAGCTCCATCCCGAGCTGGGCGGCGTCCTTTGCGAGAAGGACAAGCAGCGCGGCGGGGAAGTGATTTGGATCCCCTATGCTAATTGCCGCAACGGCTACCCGATCGCCGAAGGCAAGGGGCGATGAGCCGCACCCTAGAGGCCGACTTCACGCGCTTGCAGCGCGCCTATGAAGAGGCTTTCGTGTCGCTCGCTCGACAGTCGCTCGCATGCATGCGGGAACTAGGCGTTATGGACGAAGATTTCGTGTGTGCCCTGTGTCGATCCGGCTGCACGGGTCCGCATGGCGATCAAGCATGAGACGAACGATCCCGATCTCGACAACATTGCGAAAGAAGTAAACGAAGACATTGCCAAGGGCGAGGGCGAGAAACACTTTCAAGATCTGTTTGACGAAGTAGCGAGCACTCAGGGCAACGCGCGGAGCAGGGAGATCCCGCCCGACCTGAGAGACAAACTCGAGAGATTCGCCCGGGCCTTTCGTGCAGGCCTCAGCGATCAGCTGAGAGGTAACGAACACGGCTTGCATTGCGTAGGCGTGAACCTCGATGGTTTTGGGCACGGGTTCGTGTGCAAGTTCAAGGATCGCGAGGGTCGGCCGTATACCGTGGGAGTTAGCTACGAAGACGGGTTCGCTTCGGTTGCGAAGCACGGCGTGACTGAGATGGGGCGCGGCATGATGGACGTTGTCCTAGGGAAACTAGTGGCCGCGCGCGCGCTCTATTTCGAGCGTATGGCGTCCTCGTGAGATGAAAGCGAAGCCCGATCGCCTGCTCTATCTGAAGCCGGCCACGCTCGACCGACTAGCGAGCGTGCTCGGCATCCCTAACCCGCTCACGCCCGAGCGACGGGCGGAGCTGAAAAAAGAAGCGATCGCGCGGAACAAAAAAGCCTACCGCGCGAAGCACAAAAAAAAGATCTATGCCGCGATCAAAAAGGAGCGATCGATCGCTACCGTCAAGCGGTCGATCGGGCGGGTCCCCGGCTGGGAATTCGTGCAGATGCTGGAGGATGTCGATCAGGCTCCGCCTGACAAGCTGAAGCAAATGCAGACATACCTACGGAAAAATGAGGACCGTTTTCGGCTGAGCCGCTTGCAGCGGACGCGGCTACTCATGCGCATTTCTGCACGCCTGAGGCTGTGTTGGAAACGCGCTCTACTGGCTTAGAGCGGCTCCGGCTAGAAGCCGTCCTTTGTAGCCCGCACGGCTTCGGGCTTCGCACGGCAAGCCCCTTGCAGCGCGCGATCTGTCGCGTGAGTGATGGGCTACCCATCGGCGATCTCTGGGAGCACGATGAGGTCCGCGCCGCATTCGGAGGGGTGAAACCGCCCGAGGTAGCGCCCGAGCGGCTAGTGATATTGGCCGCGATCCGAACCGCGAAATCGATGATCGCAGCGGCTAAAGCCGTGCAGATCTCGCAAACGGTCGATCTCGACGTGCCCTATCTGTCGGCCGGCGATGAGCTCAGGATCCCGATCGTCTCGGTCGACAAAGACAAGGCGCGCGCGGTGTTCGCTCACATGCTCGGGCCGATCCTGGCGAGCCCGCATTTGCGTACGCTGCTCGTGGGCGAGCCGACGGCCGAGTCCTTCTGGCTTCGTCACCCTTCGGGCCGGGCGATCGAAGTGTGCACTACCCCGCTAGCGAAGAGCGGATCGACGCTCGTAGCGCGATGGATGCCGGCCGTGATCTTCGATGAGGCACCGCTGATGGCGGGCGTGAGCGACGCGAAAAAGAACCTAGACGAAGCGCTCGGAGCGATCGCCGGCCGCGTGCTTCCGGGCGGGCAGATCCTCATGATTGGATCTCCGTGGGCGCCGTTCGGGCCAGTGTTCGATCTCGTTGCCGCCTACTTCGGCAAGCCGTGCCGTGAGGTGGTCGTGGTTCGTGCGCCCGGCCCGGCGATGAATCCCGTTTACTGGACTAAGCGCCGCTGCGCGAATCTGAAGCGCACGAACCCCACGCGATACCGCACGAACGTCCTAGCCGAATTCGCGGATATGGAAGACGGGATCTTCGCCTCGATCGAGATCGAAGCTCACACGCGCGAGGGCCCCGTTACTCGCCCGCGTGAGGCAAAGCACCACTACACGGCCGCGATGGATCCCGCGTTTCGCGGCAACGCTTGGACCCTGATCGTCATCGAATGCACGGGACTAGGCGGCCCGGGTGGCGTTCAGCCCATGTATTCCGTGGCGCTTGCTCGGCAGTGGATCGGCAGCAAGACAAGCCCACTGAAAGCGAGCGAGATCCTACGAGAGATCGCGGGCATCTGCGAAGAATACGGGATCGACACCGTCTATAGCGATCAGCACAATTTCGATACCATCGGCGAGTTCGCCGAAGTTCATGGCCTCAGCCTATTCGAGGTGAAAATCACGGCCGAAAACCGGCTCGAAATGGTGGAGCGCGTGGCTCAGATCCTGAGCGATGGGCGCCTAGAATTGCCGCCCGATCGCCAGCTGGCGCAAGACATGAAAGCGGCGCGCAAGCGCGTGAGTCAGAACGGCGTGACTCTCGTGCTCCCGCGCTCGGGCGACGGCCGGCATTGCGATTATGTGCCCTCCCTTTCGCTCGCCCTGCACGATCCGCCCCCTCCGCCCGAGGGCCCCGATGCCCCCAAGCTGGACGAGCTCGAAGCGCTCAGGGAGCGGATAAATGAGCGGAATTCTGCCGATCATTGGACCAATGTCACCCGCACGATCGGCGGGGGCAGGTAGCACGATATTTGACAATCGTGTCACGATCGGACAGTTCTTTTCCCGTGCAGGTCTCCCCTCTAGATCCGGACTCCGTTGTCCGCCTGATAGTAGCCCTCCGAGATGCTGGGGTTCGTCGATTTTCGTGGGGGGACCTGTCATTTGATTTCGCCGATCGCGTGAGTGACGTAGCGCCCGATGCTGAGCGCGACACGTTGCCCCCGGGCGGCCCTGAGGATGCCGTAATTACGGCTGCTCTTCGTCTCGCGAATCGCGGCCGCTCGGCTGCTTGATCACAAACGGATCACGATCGCCGAAGTGGTGGGACCGTGGAAACACGATCTATGATCCGGTCAGCGACACGACGCGGGCGGAGAACCCCGCGCTAGAGCTCGTGCGGCTGAGCCAACAGCTCTGGCATCACTCGGGTTCGGAACGGCAAACGCTCGCCGAAGCGGCGCTCTGCCTTTACTTCGGCAACGATCGTCACTCACTGCGCGGCAACCGTTCAGGCACGCTCGACGCTGAGGCCTTCGGCATGCCCTCGATCGAGCCGCCCGGATACAACGTTGTCCAGTCGTGCGTCGATACGAAAACGGCTCATATCGTGCGGAATAAGGTGCGCCCGATGTTTCTCACGGACGGGGGCGATCCCGATCTGCAAGAGAAAGCCAAGGGGATGCAGCGCGCGGTCGAGGCTGCATTTGATCAGGTCGGCATGTACGCGGACGAAGGGATGGCCGTCTGTAGAGACGGGAATCTCTTTGACGCCGGGTGCATGAAATTCTGCGTCGACTACGCGAACAATCGGATCCTAGGCGATCGGATCTTCGCGCATGAGATCCTAGTTCCGGAGCGCGAAGCGCGCCTAGGCAAGCCTCGTCAGATCGGGCACCGGATGCTAGTGCCGCGTGACTCGCTGATCAATTTTTTCAGCGGCGAGAGCGAGGCCGATGAGCGAGCGCGCGAGGCTGTGCGCGCTGCCCCGCCTGCGAGCGGCGATGTTCTCGGCTCGGACATGGTCGAGAGCGGCACGATCAGCGACATGGTCGAGGCGTTCGAATGGTGGCACTTGCCGAGCGGCCGCGTTGATCTGAAAGAGCCGAAAAGCTTTGGTATCAACGAAGACGGCGAATTCGATCCGAGCCTCGATCCAGGCCACGATGGGCGACACATCATCTGCATTGATGGCGTGGCCGGCGGGCAGGTTCTCAGCGATGAGCCCTGGCCGTTCCCCTACTTCCCGATCGCGTTTTTCAAGCCGATGAAAAACCCTGAGGGCTTCTGGTCGCGCGGCATTCCGGAAACGCTCGCAGGCGCTCAGCTCGCAATCACGCGCATGAATATCCGCGTGGACGGGATCATGAACCTGCACGCCGTGCCGCGCCTGATCATCGATCGCCGCGCGAAGCTGAACAAGTCGAAGCTCACGAACGGATGGGCCGATATACTCGAGTCATCGATCAGCCCGTCGCAAGCGGTCTACTGTTACAATCCGAACAGTGTACCCGCTGAGTTTTTGAATCAGATCGACAAGCTGATCGCGTGGGCAGAAAAGCAAGTCGGGCTAAGCGAGCTCAGCATCAGCGCGCAGAAACCGGCGGGCATCGAGCACGCGCCAGCGCTGCAATACTTGGGCGACGCTGAGAGCATTCGGCACACGACTAGTTTTCGATCATGGGAGCAATTCCACTTGGATTCGGCTCGAATCATGGTCGATGGCCTGCGCATGCTGGCCGAGCGTAACCCCGACTTCGAGATCATTTTCGGCGACGCGAAAGATCTCCAGCGCATCAAATGGAAGAGCGTCGATCTCGGCGCTGAAAAGTATCACCTCAAGATCTGGGCTACGAACTTGCTACCGCAAACGCCGGCCGCGAAGACCAGCCGGATCATGGACTACGTCCAGAGCGGCTTGCTAACCGTGGGCGAGGGCCGCGCCCTGATGGAGTTCCCGGACATCGAAAGTGTGACGGGCGACGCGAACGCCGAAGAAGCGAACATCCTGCACAAGCTCGACGCGGCGATCCGTGGCGACATGACCGCGGCCACGCCGCACGCATACCTAAACCTCCCGCTAGCGATGAGCCTCGCCAAGCAGCGGATCAACAAACTCGAATCCGATGGCGTGAAAGAGGACGTGTGGGACCGCCTGATCGAGTTCTGGGAAATGTGTAACAAGATGAATTTGCAAGCGACGAACGAAGCTGCGCAGGCAGCGCAAGGACAGCTCCCGCCACCCGGAGGTGGAGCCCCTCCCCCGGGCAGTGCAGCTCCGCCCCCTAATGCCCTCCCGGCTCCCATGGCTGCCTAGTGGCCGCTGCACAAGTAGCCGGCACGCCCGCGCCCGTAGCGGCGCCAGCGGCGCCCGTTGCTGCGCCCGTTGCTGCGCCCGTTGCGCCTGCCCCCATCGGGCTGTCCGAGGCGCTAGACGGCCTATTGCCGCCCGACGAAACGGCACCCGAAGCGCCGGCCGAGGCAGCGGCGGAAGCGCCCGCCGAAGCGGCAACCCCGGCCCCGGGCGCCGCGGTCGATCCGCTGAGCGCTGAGGCGCTCGCAGCTCCGGGCGGGATCGAAAAAGCGCAAGCGTTCCTCCGTGAGAAACAGCAAGCGCACGATCGCGCGTATCTGAAGCTGGCCAAGCGCGAGCAGTCGCTGAAGCACGGGATCGAACGCTGGAAGCAAGAGCTAGGGCAGTCACGCGCCTACGTGCAAGCCGTGCAAGCGGACGTCTCTCTCTTGCAGAGCGGCACGGCCGATCAGAAGCTCGAAGCGCTCGGGCGCCTATCGCGACAAGACGCGCTCAAGGTGTGGGAAGAAATCGCGATCAGCGCGGCGAGCGGCGGCAAGAAAGCCCCGGCTCCCGAGGTCGCTGAGCTCCGAGACGAAATCCGCAAGCTTCGCGAAGAGCGTGAGCAAGAGCGCGCGCAGGCGCACGAGCACGGGCAGCGCCAGCAATTGCAGGCAACGAAAGTTCGCCTAGTGCAGGGCGCGATCGAGGGGAAAGAAGCCTATCCGGCCCTAGCGGCGTTCGCGAATACGAAGCCGGCCGAGGTTGCCGAATACCTAACCACGATGATCGTCGAAGCCCACGAGGCAGGGCGGCCGATCACTTGGCAAGAGGCGTATACGCGAGTGAATCAAGAGCTCGCCCCCTACCATCAAACCGCGGCTAAACCCGCGGGCGTGAGTCAAATCACGGGAGGCTCAGGACCCTCCGATGCGAGAGCATCAAAACCTGTGCAACCGACGCCGCGATCGCCGGGAAGGTCACTCAACCCAGGGCTCCAAACGCAGCAAGGCCAGGTCAGAGAAATGACCGAAGCCGAGCGGATCAACGAGCTCGCAAGCGACCCCACGTTTCTGCAATCGCTATTCGGTTAGCAGCGCGCGGGGGTCGAAAGGCTTCCCATGGCAGACGCAAATACTACAAACCAGCTCCCGCTGCTCAAGCGGCTTTGGGGCTCAAAAGTGGCGGACCCGCTCTATAAAGCGAGCCGCTTCGCATCCATGATCGGATCCGATACGAACTTTGGATCCGAAGGGCGCTACGTCAACGTGACGGTGGGCCCGACCGCGGGCGGATCTGCGAACTTCGCGGATGCTCTCGCTGCACAGGACGCAACGAAAGAAATTCGTTTTTTCGTCTCGCACCGCAAGGAATACCAGGTCTTTCAGATCCAGGGCGATCTCATTGCGCGCTCTCGCGGCAACGCGAACGCGATGGTCGAGGCGGTCAAGCAACAGGCGGATAAGGCCCGCTACGCTTACGCGCGATCGGTCGCCCGTAAGCTCTGGGGCAACGGCGGCGGAGCACTCGGACAGCTCGCAGCCACTACCGTGCTGGCTAGCCCTAATCTCGTGCTCCGATCACGGACGGACGTGGTCGGCTTCGAAGTCGGGATGCAACTCGAATTCGCGGTCGATGACGGATCGAGCGCGGCCCCCGCTGGACGGCGAGGCGCACCGGATCGCCTGACGATCCTGGCGATCAACCGTGACACGGGTACGCTCACGATGAGCGCGAACTTGAATACCGTGGCTCTGATCACGGTCAACGATTTCGTGTTTCGCCGTGGCGACTACGCGCAAGCCATGACCGGTATGCGCGGCTGGAATCCGGTCGTGGCTCCGACCGCGGGCGATTCGTTTTTCGGACTCGACCGCAGCACCACGGACGTGACTCGCGTCACTGGCGCGCGCGTGAACGGCGGCGGGAAGCCGAAAGAGGAAACGCTGATCGATGGCACTGCCGAAGCGCAGATCAACGGCATCACGGTCAATCAGTGCTTCGTGAACCCGCTCGATTACCGCGATCTCGTGAAAGAGATGGGCAGCAAGCGAGAGATCCAGGTCTCGGCCAAGCAAGCCGGAATGGGCTTTACCGCGCTCGAAGTGTACGGAGCCACTGGAACGATCCAGATCGTTTCTGAGGTAGACGTTCCGCGTGGCGTCGGGTGGGGCGTGGACACGGATCAAATCACGCTACGCACCGCGGGCGACGCGCCGATGATGCTCAACGAAGACGGGATCGGAAAGCTCGTACGCTCGGCAAATGATGACGCCTACCAGGGGCGCATCGGTAGCTACGGGAACTTGTTCCAAGACAACCCCGGCAACGCCGTTATTTTCAGCTGGTAACCGGAGGCATAGCCGATGGCATCACGCACTCTCAGTCTGCACAGCCGGCGCACGTTCGGGCTGAACGAGAAACAGCTCTCGTTTAGGATCCAAGCGCTCGCCGGCTCGTGGAATCCACCCGCCCTCGTAGGAGGGGGCGGGACGGGCGTTGCTCGGGGCGTTGCTAGCGTGGTTCGTATGGCCGCCGGCAAGTTTTTGATCACGCTCGAAGACGCGTACGCGAAGCTCTGCTCTGCACACTACTCATTCAGCACGTCAGATGACGCGGCGAACATGTATGCGCAGGGCGGGCTAGTTATGGCGGTAGGCACGAGCACGCCCGTCTCTCTCATCGTAAAGACGAAGGTCGCAGGCGCAAACACCGATCCGGCCTTGTTCGACGGAGATACGCACATCGACGTCGATCTCGTTTTCGAAGATTCCGGAGCGTAAGCAATGGCGAAACCAAGCGGGATCCTAGCGATTCTCGCCAAGGGGAAACCCAAGGGCGATGACGAAGAGCCGGATGCTATGACCGAAGAGAGCCCCGAAAGCGGAGACGGCAACGTGGGCGAGCGAGCGTCACAAGACGCGATCGATGCCATCGAAGCCGGCGACGCAAAAGCGCTCTATGAGGCCATGGAGCGGATCGTGGCCGCTTGTCATGCGGGAGGAGAAGAGTAGTGAGCAAGCTTGTTCCGCTTTCGCAGCTGGTTAGCGATGCGTATCTGTACGCGGCACAAGTGCCGGGCGCGGGTGCGTTCGTTACCACTGCGCAAGCGGAACGGCTGGTCAATCTCGCGTGCGCCGAGTTCTACGATTTGATCGTCTCTGCTCGGGGGCACGAGCACTATATCGATGAGGTCGATCTGCCGATCGTGGCGGGCCAGTCGCTCTATGACTTGCCGTCAAACTTTTACGAGGTTTTCGCCGTCACGATCATTTGGGGCCCGCAACAGATCGAAGATGTGCCGGCCTATGCGCACATTCGAGATCGCGTGCGGTACCAAAACGGGCTGCAATGGGCGAGGCAAGGGCTCAAGGCGTTTCGGTTGCGAGGGCAAGATGCGATCGAGCTATTGCCCGTTCCCTCGTCTGCAACGGGCACCTTGCGTGTGCAATATCTGCCCGTTTTCTCCGATCTCACGGAAGGCCAATTTGACGGGATCAACGGGTGGGAACGGATGGTTTCGCTCCGCGCCGCGCTGGACATGTGCGCGATCGCTCAGCGCGATTCGAGTCAGCTAGCGAACCTCTACGCGCAAGAGCGCCAGCGCGTGATCGATATGGCAACCGAGCGCGCAGCAGAACACCCGAGCGCCATTCGCGAGACTTACCCCGAAGGTGCAGGCGGTTACCGCGGCCGCTTCCTGCCGTGAAAACGGTCGGTAGCTTCGAGACGGGTAACGCGCTCCGTCTAATGGGCCAGCTCGATGAGCTGCAAAAAAACATCGTAGGCGAGACGAAAGCGATCCGCGCTTCGTTCATGCCGCAGCTACGCCCTACCCCGCTCAGCTTTATCCAGCTCGAAGCGTTCAGCACCGGGCAGATCGCGATCGTGGACTCGACCCTTGGGCTTGTGACGATCACGCTCTCCAAGCCAGATGGGCCAGGCTTCGCGGCGATCGCCAAGCAAGTGGCGGCTAACAGCGTGCTGGTCACTCCGGCGGGTAACAACGCGATCGGGCCCATCCTGATCAACCAAGCGGCTAGCAAGAGCTACGCGGCGATCGGGCTCTATTGGCTCTTTTTCGATGGCCTCAATTGGATCGCGAGCTGATGCCTACGAAGATCGACGACACGACGCTATCAGCGGGCCAAAACGAGGGGATCGAGCGCGCGATCCTCCCGCTGCCTCAGCTCGCCTTTGTGCTCAATGCAAGGCTTAGGAAGGCCGGCAGATGGGGCAAGCGATGGGGCAAGCACACGATCCCGGCCGGCAAGCTCAGCGCCGATCCGGGTTTCCCCCGGTGCTTCGGCCCGGGCTTCGCGCTCGTGGATGATCAGTGCAGCCTATACGATCAAACGGCCGGCGACTTCGTATCCCCCGCCGGGGCAGCTCAGCGGATCGATTGCGCGGCTAGCGGGTGGTTGCCCGAGCGCGCTTTCTTCCCGGCCGCCCCGCGCTCGATCCAGATCCAAACGGCTACACCTTGCGCAACTACGTTCGGGCTAGGCTACCTCTGGACAGCTGAGCAAATCGGCGATCCCTTGGGCGCCGCTGGCGCTCAAATGCTGCGAATCACGGCAACCGAGCAGCACGATCAAACGGTTGTCTATTCTCTCGATCTGCGAGGGACCGGAGGCGGTCAAGGGATCCGCCGCCCTCGCCTAGTCATGGTCGGCGCGACCCTCCTACTCTTCTACATTGATGCGCCGTCGAGTGACACGACGCGCGGTCGCTCGCTCACAACCCTCGCGGGTGGTTTCGGCGCTGAGGTCGCGGTTACTGGCCCGGGCACGCTTGCCTTTGATGCCTCCCCCTATGATTCGGTCTCGTGCCTGTTCGCCGTCTCCTATTTGACCGCGGTGACTTCGGGGCGGCTCAATGCTGCATTCGGCCAGATCGGAACGGTCGACATTGCCGAGGTGAACCCGTGCACATCCGTTTCGATCGTCGGAGCGCCCGGTACGCCTATTTATGTCGGCTACGGGATCCCCGCCACGCCCGCGTCCAGGGTGCGCGTGTACGCGGGGGCGGGCTCTGGCGTGGTCGTGGGCACGGTTACGCTCTCGACTACCGATGGGGCTCGCCCGTTGCTCGTGCCGCTGCAAGGCGGGGGGATCCGCGTGGTCTTTTCGGCGCGCGAGTTCTCAGGGTTCAACGCGCTACTAGTCGGCGCGTTCAGCGTCGCTGATATCAGCTCGACCGCTGTCCTAACCCCGGCGGTCGGGATCCGTCGCCAGTTTGGTGCGTACCCGATCTCCATGCCGTTTGCCGTGGGCAGCGACGTCTACATTTGGACGCAGCTCCTTTTGCAGCAACCGATCACGGGTGGCGGGGGCTTCCCTGTCTTGCTCCGCTTGCCTAGCCCCACGGCATACACCAATGCGACGATCTATTGCCCGATCGAGCTATCGGCCCAAGACTTCCTAACGGCCACGGGGCAAGGGCTCCGGGTAACGGAACTAAACGGGCTGCCCATCGTTTCGCAGATCGGATCGTCCGCTACGTGGGCGGCGCTCCACCCGATCCTGTTTCGTGCGCCGGCTAGTACGGCCGACATCATGATCGGCTTCCGTGTCGTGCAAGCCACGCACTACACCGATGAGCCGCAACGTCGAGGCCTCCGGAGCTTCCCTTGCGACAATTCGCACCTAATCCCGATGGGCGCACTCACGCGCGTCGATGCCTATGGGGCTGTTGAAACGGGGTTCGTGCACGCGCCCGCAATGACCTGCACGCCAGGCGCGGGCGGAGGTCTCACGGCATCGAAGACCTATTACTATTCGGCCGTTTTCACGAGCCGAAACGAGCTCGGGCGCGTGGAGCTCTCAGCCCCCGCAACGCCGGTTAAAGCTGTGCTCGCCGCGGGCCAGGGCACGGTAACGCTTTCGATCACTTGTCTTCTTTTGACCGCGAAGAAAGACACGCAGATCGAGATCTACCGCACGCTCGCCGATGGCCAGACTTTCTACCTAGTCGCAACGGCTAGCGCGGCGCCGTTCGGTAGCGGCCCCGAGCTCGTTTATACGGACGTGATCGCCGATACCGTGATCGCGGTGAATCCGGTTATCTACACGCAAGTAGGGCAGCAACTAGCCAACGGCTTCCCGCCCGCTTCGCGCTTCGGCTGCACGGGCGGAGGGCGCGCTTTCCTCGGGGGCTTGCTCCGTGGTGACACGGGGCGCGCCTCGAAATTGATCCTAGGCGATCAGCCCGCGACGTTCTGCGAATCGGATGCGTTCGCGATCATTCTGCCGGCCGACATGACCGGGATCGCGTGGATGGACTCGCTCGTGACGTTCACGGCCGAAGGGATCTATGTGAGCTCAGGCGAGGGCCCGACGGACGATGGGCTAGGCGACTTCGGCACGCCATCGCGCCTCCCTTTCCCGATCGGGTGCATCGAACCGCGAAGCGTGATCACGGTTCCCGAGGGCACGTTTTTTCAGTCGAATCGCGGGCTCTATCTGTTGCCTCGTGGCTTCGGCGAACCGCTCGCCGCGGGCGATGTGGTGATGGATACGCTTTCCGACTTTCCGACGATCACGGGCGCGGTCGCCATGGTCAAGCCGACCGAGCAAACGATCCGCTGGACTTGCTTGGGCGAGGATGGCGAGCAGGGGCGCCAGATCGTTTACGATCTCGTCCACAAAGCATGGAGCATTGATCGCCATCAGGGCTCGCCCTCTGGCGATGTGTGCGCGGGGCAATGGCTCGATAACGAGATCATTAGCGCACCGCCAGAGATCGGTTTTGGCGCGCCTCGCGTCACGGACGGCACGTTCAGCGACAACGCCCAACCGATCCGAATGACGCTGAAAACGGGTGATATTCGCCCGTTTGGCACGCATTCGCGCGGCCCTGTGCAGCGGTTCGGGATCCTAAGTGAGCTTCGATCGCCGTGCACGCTGGAGGTCGATCAAGCCACCGATCGCGGGCAGCAACTAGCCGAGCGTGTGTTTACCGGGATCGCGCCTGACGATGAGGCGGGCGATCTGAACTATACCCAAGTGGACTTGGGCTCGCTCGAAATGCGATCGATCGCCGCGATCGCAATCGAGCTGAGCGAAGAGAGCGACGGGGAAGGGCTCGCGTTCATCGCACTGTCGATCGAGCGCGGAAGTAGTGACGGCTTGCGGCTGGAAAAACCAGCAGATCGGATCGTCTAATGGCTGTCGATTGGGGCAAGGTAGGAGCCGGAGCGGCTACGGGCGCGGGCGTCGGATCTGTTGCTGGCCCATGGGGCACGGCCGGAGGCGCGATCATTGGCGGGGGCGCCGCATTGCTAGACGGGCTCTTTGGCGATGATGACGAAGCGCCGCAAGCGGCTCCGGCCGAGTATGCCGCAGGCCAGGGCTCGGGCCTGACGAACCACCTAGCGGCCCTCGACTACGCCGAAGGGCTCACGCAACAGCAAGCGCAGAACGCACGAGAGGCGGGCTTCTATGGCCAAGCCCAGGGGGCTTTCGACATCGGCAACGCCGCACAGCTTCGCGATGCGCCGCAGATCGCCGCGAACTATGCCGATCAGCAACGGCAGCTGGAGGCGCTCCTACGAACGAACCAAACGATCGGACAGGTCCAAAACACGGGCGATGCACTGAGCGTGCTTGGGCGCAAGCCCATGGGCGATAGCTATGCCGAGGCGCAGCTACGGCAAGGGCAAAACGCGGCGATGGCTCAGCAACTAGCGATGGCTCGATCGGGCCGATCGCTCGGCTCGGGGCAAGCCGCACTAGCTAACGCTGCGTTCAATAACGCCGCGCTCAATCAGCAGACGAACCAAGCAGCGGCCGCGGCACGCATTCAAGAGCAGAACGCGTACAATCAATTTCAAGCGAACGCGCTCGGGCAAGCAGGGCAGCAATACGCGGCCGCGGGTGGTCTTACGGGCCAGGCGGGCGGGCAAGCGACCACGATCCGCGCTGGCAACGAAGGGTTGCAACAGCAGAACGCCGCACTCCAGCAAGGGCAGCAAGGGATCAACAATCAAACCACGGGTCTGTATAACAATCTCGGCGTAGCTCAGCAGGGCCTAGGCATGGATGCGAACCGGCTAGGCACCAATGCCTATCAATTCGGAGCCACGCAAGGCGCGAACAAGCAGCAAGGGCAGCTAAACGCGACCGTTGGGCAAACGAGCTCGCAGACCGCGACCAACCTAGCGAACGCTGAGGCCGATCGTGCGCGCGAAGCCGGGAACATGAACATGCTCGCAACGGGCGCGGGCGTAGTCGCCGATAACCTCGCAAACAGTGGAGGCGGGGGCAGTAGCGCGCCGAGCAACCCGAATGAGGCCTATAGGAACATCACGACCGCGAGCCATTCGCAGAGCCCGGCGAACCCCGGATCCGACGAAAAGAACAAGAAAAACATCAGGCCGATCGGGCTCACCTCGCCAAAGACGGACGCGGCGAATGCTGCGAAATATGCCGGCTTCAGCCCGGAAGATGCGGCCGCATACCGGGCTGCCGATGAGGCAGCGGCGAGGGGTGACGCGACCTATACCGCGAACGGCAAGACGCTCGAATTGCGCCCGCATGGCGACGCGCCGATGGATGATCAAGATCTCGGAAAGATCGCCGTCACTGGCGAGGGGGGAAATAATCCGAAGGTCGCAAGCTACCTCGAAACGATCAACGCGCTCAATAATGCGTATCGCCCGAGCCAGTTCGCCCCCGCCGATATCCTGAACAATGTTCCGGGCGCTGGCGCGGGGCATAGCGCATCCCAAAACGCGGTCATCGATCGCATGATGGGCAGGCGCGCGCCCGAGGGCTACGAGCCGCCCCCCGCTGCAATGTTTAGCGGGCCTCGCTCGCTAGGAGCGGGAGCGTTCAAGGGCGGGCCCACGCTTCAACCAACCCCCGCGCCAGTCGCGGCGCCCGCGCGCAAGTGGAGCGATGTTTTCAACGCCCCGCAACTAGGCGAGCGCGTGAGTAACTATCTCTCGGGGGCTGATCAATACACGGCCCCGAGCGGGCCGATGCACTACGAGGGCGCGCCCAAAACTGTCACTCCCCCTCGCGGCAACCCGAACGAATACCGCGGGAGTGAGAGCATGCCGATCGCCGTGCCGCAAACAACTAACCAATACCGCGGCGGTTCCGCTGAGAGAGACGGTGGAGGGCTCCCCTCTAACCAGGATCGCCGCTCGGACATTTTCGGAAAGAAAAACATCGCTCCGATCGGTTCCGACGATCGCAGCAAGAGCCGGATCCGCGAGCTCGAAAGTCAGCTAGACGCGCTAAACGCTGAGCCCCCGCCCCGCGATGGCGAGACCACGCGCCTACCTCCGGGGCGTGATCGCGACTTCGCGCAATGGCTCGGGCGCAACCGTGTAAGCGATCTGGACAACCCCGATAGCCATTACGATTATCGCGGCGCATACCTCGCGGGTGAGGGGCGCGGCGCCGGCTCGGGGCATTTCACCGATCGGTTCAAGCAGCACGGGCACCCGTCGTTTTCGATCGAGTCTCAATACTCACGCGGCGCCAATGACGGCGGCACGTGGGAGGGCGAGCGCTACTCCCCCGCGGTACGCCCGACGATGCCGGATCTCGAAGCGCTGGACGCTGCCTATGCTCGCTCGCAGCGCCCCGAAGGCGTCGACTTCCGCAACGCCCACGGCTACTCGTACGAATACAAACGCCCCAATGCCCCGGGCGCCGCTCCGGGCCGCCAAGTGGGCACGATGGCGCAAGAGCTCGAACAGACGGACGGCGCGCCATACGTGCACGACACGCCTAGCGGCAAGGTGGTCGATACGAGCCGGCTACCGCTCGCCCTGGCCCCCGCGGTCGGGCACACGCAACGCCGGGTCGATGATCTCGAACGGCAGCTAGACGCACTCAAGCCCCCGAGCTTCGGCGCGTACCGGCCGGGGCTGTATCCGCAAGTCGGAGGGGGCGGCTACTAGTGGCAACGTATCGGCCACGCTCCGACGGACTAGTGGACGTCGACCCGGGCGATGGGGGCCCTGTGCTGCCTATGAGCGAGACTCAAGCGCAGATGGGCGGAGCCACGCCCGAGCCCCCGCCTGCCCCGCCTGGCCCCCTTCCTAGCGCCGCAATGGGGCCCCCTGTCGTGGGGCCCGCCCCAATGCCCGCCCCACCTAGCGGCCCGAACCCGTACAGCATGATCGGATCGGGCGAAGCCACGGCCGGCCTAGTGGACGCCACGAAAGCGGCGATGCGCGCGCGCAATGACGGATCGGCCGCAGCCGCTGAGCAAGCGCTCGCCCCTCCGCCCGCCCCGCCACCCGCGCTCGTGCTGCCCGAGCTCCCAAGCGGCAAGGCGCGCCCCGAGCTCGAAGCCGGGATCGCTCAGCTCACGAACGAAGCGCCCAAGACCGTTCCGCCATCGACCGCGGGGCTCAGGGCGATCAGGCCTTCGGATAATCGAGAGGGGGGCTATCAGCTCGATCAGCCGCTGAGGATCACGGGCGGAGGTGTGCCCCTCGAATCGCGGATCGTGCGCCCGGGCGTCAAGGGTGAAGCTTCATTCAAACGGGTGATGAATGATCTCAGCCCCGAGGGGCAACGCGATCAGCATTTCGAGGGCGCGCAGAACGTCTACCTACAGCGCGAAAACGCGCTCGAAGCTGAGCGGCTAGCGAACGAATCGCACGCGCTCGACAACGAGGATCGCAAGGCAGAGATCGCGAGCCGTCGCGCGAAGCTGCAAGAGAAACAGGGCTACATCGAGCAACGCGAGCGCGAAGCGGCGGACGCTACACCGCAAAGCCGCAACGAGATCCTAGCGAACCGCGGCACCATGTCCAAGATGATGGGCGCGCTTTCGATCATCATGGGCGCGCGATATCAGGGGATGACCGGGCGCAATAACCCGGGGCTCGATCTGATCAACCAAACGATCGCACAAGAGATCGCCGATCAGCGTGCGAAGTATGAAGCGGCAAAAGACAAGGTCGGGATGGCGAATAACGACTACGCGAAAGCGATGCAGCTCTATGGCGATCCGAACGTAGCCGAAGCCGATCTCTACAATCGCAATCTCACGCTCGCCGCGAATATCGCCCAAAACCACTGGAAGCGTGCAGAGAATGAAGGCGAATACGCGAAGCAAAAGGAAGTCGCGCAAGCACTGATGGAGCAAGCGGCCGCTAAGAAGCAAGAGGCCTTTACGCTCTTGAACGGGCAAGTCTTGCAAGAAGTTTACAAGCGCGAAGAGCAAAAAGTCTCTGGCCTACTCGACGAAAAGCAACTCGCTCGACAGGTATACATCCCCGGCTACGGCTACGGGTTCGTCACGAATGTCGCGCAGCAAAAGGACATCCAAGACCGTGCGACGTACGCGGGCAACGCGATCGACCTGATCGCGGAGATGCGATCGCACATGCCCAAGAATGGCGGCCCGGTTACCGATCTCGGCGATCGCAAGGCAATCAAGGCTCTCAAGGTGCGTGTGCTCGCAGCGCTCAGCAAAGCGGAAGGGCAAGGCATCGTCACGGAAGCGGATGCGAAGAACGCAAAGGACGTCCTAGCCGACGAAAACGCGCTCTTCACGCGAGGCGATGAGGCACTAGGGGCGACTGAGATAGCGCTAGGCCTGAGCCTAGAGGGGGTCGTCAATAGCGTCTATTCAGACCCGAACGGGCGCACGCCGATGCGAAAGCGGCGCGCCCCCTCATTCAAGCCGGGGCTCTAGATGCCGCAGATCTTTTACAAAGACGGCACGCCTGTTCCCGAGGGCAAGATCGCTGAAGCGGTCGCAACGGGCGAAGCTACGAGCCGAAGCGATCGGATCGCGGTCAAGGACGCAAAAGGCAACATCGGCACGATCGATGCGTCGGATCTCGGACACCCGGGCTATTCGGTGCTTTCCGATCAAGAGATCGAGCATGAGAAAACGCGACAAGAGCGCGGCACGCTAGGCCAGCAAGGGATCACGGCTCTTGAGGGCGCGGCCCGTGGTGCTAGCGCGGGCTTGTCCGATGTCGCGCTGAGCGGCGTGCTAGGCGAGGATTACACGCGCGCCGCACGCGAGCGAAAGCAGATCAACCCGCTCACCTCTACGGGCTTCGAGATCGGAGGCTCGATCGCTCCGGCTCTGTTCACGGGTGGCGCGTCCGCTGAAGCCTCGCTAGCGGCACGAGCAGCCGGGATCGCCCGAGCAGGGGAAGGGCTTGGGCTAGCTCGGGCGATCCCGGCGAACCTGATCGCCCGAGCGGGCAGCTTTGCCGAGCGTGGAGCCGCTCGCCTCGTGGGCAGCGAAGCCGAGTCCGCGCTTGGGCGCATGGCTCAGCGCGCGATCGCGACGGGCGCGCAAGGGGCAGCAGAGGGCGGGCTCTATGGGGCCGGCATGGCGGCCAGCGAAGCGACGCTAAACGATGCGCCGATCACGGCTGAGAAGCTGCTAGCGGGCTTTGGGCATGGGGCCCTATTCGGCGGGGGCGCGGGGGCAGCGCTCGGGGCCGGCGGTAGCCTGCTCTCTAGCGGGCTCGGCAAGATCGTTGGCCCGCGTGGCGTGCAAGGGGGGGCCGAAGCGCTGGCCAACAAATCCGCGCTCGAAGCGGCGGGCTTCAGTGCTGGCGATCTCAAGCGCATCGCGAGCAAGACGGGGCGCACGACCGAGCAAGCAGCGGCCGATCTCGGCCCTGAGCTCCTTTCGTACAAGTTCGAAACGGGGCCGCTAGCCGGGAAAAAACTGTTCACTGGCGCCAAGCGCGCCGAAGACTTCGTCGATGATCTCGCGCTCGCTCGGCAAGAAGTCGAGGGCAAGATCGGCGCGATGCGTGAGGGCGCTGAGCCCGATCTAAACGCCTATTTCCAGCGCGTAAACGATGAGGTGCTAGCCCCGCTCCGCGCGAGTGCTTCGGCTGAGGCGAGGCGCGAAGCCAAGCAAGTGGCGCGCGAGATCACGCCGCTACTCGACCGCGCTAGCACGCCCGGAGCGGCGCCCGTCACGATGGGCGAGCTCGAACAAGTAGCGCGAGATCTGAAAACCGCGCTACCCGAACGCGGCAAGCAAGCAGCATCGATCCTCGATCAGGAGATCGACGCGGCCGTTACGCGCAATCTCGAGTCCAGAGGGGTCGACCCCGCGCAGTACACGCAACAGCGAAAGACCCTCGATGCTCTGACTGAGATCGAAGGGGTCGCGCAGAAAGCCAGCGAGGCGAAGAGCGTTAACCCGCAAGACGTCGCTACGGGCTTGCAGATGGCGATCGGTGCCATGCTCACCGGCAACGTGGGCGGGCTCGCACTCGGGGCAGCATCGGCCATGGCCCGCAAGCTCGTGAAAGAGCGCGGGCAAAGCGTGCTCGCGGTCATGGCTGACAACGTTGCGCGAATGGATGGGCGCATCACGGAAGCGGCCCAAGCGCTCGCGGGTGCGCCGCGCAAGGCGGCGATCGTAGGCCGCGCATCGCCCGATGTTGGGCGCTTCGATGAGACGGCCGAAGCCGTGCGCTCATTCGCGCAAGACCCCGTAGAGGGGCAAAAGCGGCTGGCTAAACCGGTCGAGCATATCGCCCCGGTGCACCCGCAACTAGCGGCCCAAATGCAGCAAACGCTAGCCGGGGACTATGACTACCTAGCGAGCAAGCTTCCGCCGGTCATGACCCGGGCGGATAGCTCGCTCACGCCGCAGGTAGAAAAAGCGCGCGTGCCTCCTGCGCAGAAAGCCAAGTTCATGGAAGCCGTGCAGGCTCTGGAGAACCCGGCGGGCGTGATCGAGCGCGTTGCAAATGGCGAGCTCCCGCAAGCGCAGATCGACGCGCTCAAAGTGAGGCGTCCACAGATCTATCAACAGATGCGAACCGAAGTGATCAAGGCGTTCAGCACCGCGCAAAAGCCGGCCTCGTTTCTAGAGCGTACGCGCGTATCACTCGCGTTCGATTTCAACGGCGATGCCTCGCTCGATCCGCAAACGCTCAAACAGATCCAGAGCACGAACCGCGATGCGACGCGCGCGCCCGATCAGCCAGCCACACCGCAGAACAAACCGCCCCCGGGCACTAGCCCGAAGAATCTGAATCAAGAGCTCGCTACGAGCATGATGTTACCCGCCGAAAAAGCGGCGGCTGGAGGCTGAAAAATGAGCATTTCAAAAGCTGAGGATATCCTAGCCCCTTTCGGCGATGGGGTCGCAAATACGACCGTGCTTCGTTACACGCTCGAAGTGGCGTCACGCGCCGATCCGATCCCGGCGGGATGGTACGGGCAATTTGTGCGGCTCCGCCCCTTGGGTGGAGATCTCTATTTCCTGTTCAGCAAAAACCCCGCTCAGGCCGTAACCAATGCAGCGGCCGCGAACGACGGCGGTCCGAGCGCCACGCGCGGCGAGCTCGTGCCGAGCGGCGAGCGCTTGGAGGTACAGATCCCCTATGCGAACGAAGGGGAAACGATCTACTTCGTTCGCCTCGGGGGCACGGCAGCCACGAGCGTCTATTTCAGCAAGGCCAGCGGGCAGCCGGGCAGCAACATCAAGGTGGGCGTCTAGTGTTTCGCCGCGCTCGGGGCAACCGTCGGAACATCCCGCCACTAAGGCGATCCGGCGCAATCACGCCTCCGGCCATCATCACCTCGGTCGCGGTGACTCATTGGTTTCGCGCCGATCTCGGTGTTACTCTGAACGCCGGGAAAGTCAGCGCTTGGAATGATCAGGTCGGCGCGGCTCATTTCGTGCAAGCCACGCCCGCAAGCCAGCCGGTCTACACTGCGGCCGACGCTACGCTCGCAGGACTCGCAACGTTCACGGCTGATGGAGTCGATGACATATTGACCGCGCCTGCCCCATCCAACCCGCCCGGAACGGTTTTTATCGCTTGCGTCGTCAAGTTGATCGCCGCTGTGTCATCGGGGCCGTTCTACGGATCACAATTTGGCTTTGGCGGCGATGGGGATTATTTGCAGACTTTCTCGGGCAATATCTATCAATCGGGGCCGGCCGTGAACGCGAATTCAGACAATGCAGTCGCGGCAATCATGGGCAATTGGGCCCGGTTCCAGGATCGCCGCCACAACAATACGCAAGATTACATCAAGATCGGCAATCGCCCGAAAGCGACTGGCATTGCTTGCCCACTATCGGACGGCATTAGCGATTGGAGTGTCGCTGGCGTAACTGGCGCTCTCATTTATCAAAATTGCGCCTATCGCGAGATCGTTGTTTGCTCCGCTGAACCCACGCCTGCGGAGCTGTCCGCTTTGGACGCCTACTTTCTTGCTCAGGCGCCCGGGATCCTTGTTTGACTAGTCTCGTCGCCAGGGAGACGGCGATCGCGATCGTGCTTGGGCTCGCGCTGATCGGTTGCTCGATCGCGGCCGCGCACTGCTCGGCACAGTGCGCATGTGCAGAACCGAGCCCTAACAAAGGGTCGGCGTCCACACTGGCGGAGGGGGGATCCGGGGCAGCGGGACGCCGACAAGCGAAACCTTAGAATGGATCGGGGCCGAAGTCGCCCGAATAATCTTCGCTCGCGTCCGATTGAGGCGCGCCCCCGCTCGACCCTTCCGAGCGCGGTCTAGCCCCGCCTAGGAGCACCACGCGCGAGGTGACGATCTCCACTGTCCGCCGCTTGGCTCCGTCGCGATCGGTAAACTCGCGCTGCCGTAGTCGCCCCTCGATGAAGACCGGTTCGCCTTTTTGCAACAGCTTCGAAAGGCTCTCAGCTTGGTTGCCGAGCGTGACCACCTCATGCCAGGCCGTTTCGGTCTTCCGCTCTTTGGCGTTTGAATCGAAATAGCTTTCGTTCGTCGCCACGCTGAACGCGAGCATCTTGCCCCGGAGCACGGGCGCCTTGCCCACGTTCCCGAGTAGCACCACGCGGTTATAACCCTCTCTCATGCTGCACCGTCCATTTCCTCTTGTGAATGCATGCCCTGTAGTGCGCCCGGCACGATGATCCGAGCGCATTGGACACCGGCCTCTTTCCTCAGCATTTGATCGGGGCGCTTGTCCCAAGCGCTGCCCGATTTGATCATACCCGCATCTTTCGCTTGCTCGATCGTGTAGCGGATCGTGACTTCCTTTTGCCCTTTCGCCTTGCCCCGCCATTCGGCGAAAGTCTCATCGCCGTCGACGAATTCGAGATAATCGCAATCGCGATGCGCGCGGGCGCGGGAGATCAGAAAGTGGGCCGTGGGGCACGGGCGCCCCTCGACGATATTGAAGCAGTCGAGCGCAGTCAGCGCCCCTAGCCCGAGCTCACGCCCGCGAATGATCACAGCCCAGATCGCCGCGGGGTTTTTGAACTTTGCATAAAGGCCCGAGCCGTGGAGCCCTTGCGCCAGCTTGAACGCGGCCCCGAGTGACGTTGGCTCTAGCCCGAGTTCCCAGCTAGGCGCCGCTACGATTGCTTGCGAGCGATCCGGGCTTTGGGCTTCGGCTCGATCGGGCTTGCCAGCTTCGCCCGGTGAGGCTTCGCTTTGAGGCTCGGGCGTTTCTTGTTCGTGTTCTGGACGATCGCTTTCGCTTGGTTCACGGTTTTCATGCACTGGATCCTCTTTAGGGGTTCTGGTCTCGTAGATCTGTCGGAAGCTGATCGGCGCATCAAAGCGCAGTGTCACTAGTTGGATCGTCGTCGGGAGCCATGCGAGGGCAGCTTGCAACGCAGCTGACACCACGGGCGTTGCAACCTTGCCGGGGTTCGTTCGTACGGCATCCATCACTTGCTCGATCGTCGCGTAGGCCGTTAGCAGCTTCGCGGCACCCTTCGGCCCGACCCCTTGCACGCCGGGGATATTGTCAGACTGATCGCCCACGATCGCGAGGTAATCGCGCATTTGCTCGGGCCAAACGCCGAACTTTTTCCGCACGCCATCGCGGTCCAAAAGCTCACCCGTCATCGGCGACGACCATTGGACGCCGAATTCTACGAGCTGAGTTAGATCTTTGTCCGCGCTGCAAACTAGCACCTCGTGATCGAGCTTAACCGCGGCACGGCAAGCGGTCGCTACGAGGTCGTCAGCCTCGAAGCCATCACACTCCCAGAGCAAGAGCCCCATGCGTTCTAGGGTGCGTTTCGTGCGCGCTAGTTGCTCGTAGGCGCTGATCGGGCGGAGCTCCCGGTTTGCCTTATACGCGGGATCGATCGCCTTCCGAAAGTTCCGGGGCGAATCGCAACAGATCGCGATCAGCTGATAGCCTTCGGAGATCTTCCGGATGTGATCGATCGATCGATCGTGCGCCTCGCAGATATCTTTCCCGGCGGTCGAGTGCCACGCAGGCCAGAAAATAGAGCCCAGATCGATCAGCACCACGGGCCCGCGGTCATCTGCTTCGCTCACGGTTCGGGCCTTTCGTGGTCCACTTCCGTATCAGCGTCGAGCCAATTGCCCGCGGCTGCGCGCTCGTGCCGCAGGGCTAGATCCATCGTGCTAGCGGCCTGCTCTAGTAGGCTGCTTGCGAGCACTCGCAGCCGGTGTGCCGCGTCATCGTCTCCGAGTGACGCGATTCGCCCTAGCTCGCTTTCGCAGAAACCGAGCTGAGCTCTGATGCTGCCGATCAGTCGCAGCCGTTGACCCTCATCCATGGTAGCGCCTCCGCCGCGATCGATAGCCGATCGACTCTAGCGGAGTCAATTGGCTACGGACGTTGTGTGTCAGCCCATCCCATCGGATTGCTGCAAAAATGAGGCTTGATCCCCTGGAGCGTGGACGTAGAGTGCCCGGCTATGATGGGGCTATTTTCCACAGTGGAGACCCGGGACGGCGTTCTACGCATCGAGGTGCGGCAACGCCGTGCGGACGGGACCACGGAGATCGTAGGGCTCTTAGCGTGCGCGCTTTCGGGTAACGGGCCGCGCGCGCTGGGAGAGCTCGCTCGCCTTGCTCTCGAAGATCAAGATCTCCCGCTCCCCAAGAGCGCGAGGGGCGGGCGCCGCTAGTTGTTTCGCTTTTTGGGGCGGGGGTCCGGGCGGAACAAGCCACGATGTTACGGGCCTAGGGCCCTCGTTGCGCCCGAGCCATCCCGGGTCGCAATCGAGCGCCCTCGCCGCTTTCACGATCGTCGTGTAGCCGGGGCGCGGGGCCTTGCCCATGATCAGTTTTCGCAGCTGCGCGTGGCTCAAGTCGTGGTCTCGCTCCAAGTGGTTGATCGAGGGCGGCTGTCCTTTTTCGTTTCTGGGCAAACAGTGCCAAGCGAACCATGCGCGCTGTGCGATCGACGAAAACATATCCACACCCTTAGCTGAATAGCTATTCGGCGACAATAGGCAGGGCTCCCCCGCGCCCGTAGCCAATTGACTCCGGCGGAGCTAGTATCCTAGGGTGCCCCGCATGGTCGCCAAGTTCCAAACGAGCCCGAGTAGCCGCGCTCTGGCCACACTGATGGAGCACCCGCTTTGGTGCGAGCGGTTACGGGAGACAGGGATTCACAAAACGATGCTCTGGCGCTATTCGACGGGCCGGGGCAAACCGCGAGCCGTGCAAGCCGGCTTGATTCACAAGGCAACTAACGGACGCGTTTCCGCGCTCGGCTGGCAAACGGATCGCGTGGCAAAGGGGGCCGCGTGAACGCTGGCGATCGTGTCGGATGGGTGACGCTTGTCACGCTCGCCTTGTTCGCAATCGTGATGGCGATTGCCGCGCATTGCCGGGCCGATGGCGAGCGCTTGATCGATCGGCTGGTCACTGTGCAGCCGGCGCTTCAGTCGCGGCAAGACGAGCCCGTCGATGCTCGGGAACTAGCCGAGGCGATCGCCGCGATCCCCCGGGTCAATGCCTCGTGGGCCGCGCTCGTGCTCACGATCGCCGCGCATGAGTCCGCGCTGAGCGCCCGCATCGCGCGTGGTGAGTGCCGGCGCAACGAGTGCGACGGGGGCCGCGCTTCGGGCCTCTACCAGAGCCACCGGAACAAGCTGAACGCCGCTGCGTGGGGCTCGACCGACATCCGTGTGCAAACGCTCGAAGCGGCCCGAGCGCTTCGGAGCGCGTTCTACACGTGCAAGGCGAGCGCGGGCCCCGATTGGGTACGGCTCACGATCAACGGCTATGCGGGCAAGCGTTGCGACGCGCAATGGCCAGGGCTCGATCAGCGGCTCGCTACCTACGAGCGGATCCGGGGGCGGCTTTGACCGATCGCGCTAGTGGGCGCGTGTGCATGGCCAAGCTCGCCCGGATTAAACACCGGATCGCTGAGCTAGACGCCGAGCGCTCGCAGCTGAGCGCCGAAGAGAGCAAGATCTTTCACGAGCTAGCCGATGGCGAGATCGTGGATATGACAACGGGCAAACGGCTCTCGCGAGAGCGCCAGATCGTTTTCGATCAGCCCATCAACCCCGAGGCGGACGCCGAAGCGCGAGCCTCATTACACCGCAACGCACAAAGAAGAAGGATCCGAGCATGAAACTAGCAACCGTTACGCCGATGCGCCTACCGCAGAACCGAACCGAGACCGAAGAGCCGAGGCCGATCTATAACGAGCCTCGCTTACTCGGGGGATCGGTCGAGACGGTTCGAAACAAGGCCGGGCAGATCATCGGCTACCAGGGCCGGCTACCGCGTAGCAAGAGCAAGGCGCCGAACGGCAAGAGCCGGGGCACGTTCCGCGAGCGCGTGGGGTCTCTGAAGGCCACGAGGGGCGCAGCGATCGAGGTAGTGAACGCCGCATTGAAGCGGATCCAGGCCGGCACACTCACGCAAGGCCAGACTTATAAGGACTGGCTCGACCACGAGATCAAGGTTCGCCATCAGGCTCACCTCACGGAAACCCGTGATGCTGTCTTGGCTGACAAGCGCGTAGGGATCTGGAGGTCCTGCCAGAAAAACTGGCTCAGCACCGCGCCGTTTTACGAGTGGCCGATCAGCTCGATCAGCAATGACGATTGTCAGTCGTTCATCAATTCGATCGTGCACCGAAACGAGCTGAGCGGCGGATCGGTCCGCAACATCGCTCAAATGCTCAAGCTCGTTTTCAAGCGCGCGAAGGTCCGCCCGAACCCCGCGCATGAGCTGGACGTTCCCGAGCGCGGCGAGCCGAAGCTAGAGCACATGCGGCTAGCGGTTCAGCGTCGGTTTTTCAGCAACGAGGCGATCCCGATCGCCGATCGGATCATGGTCGGGTGCGGCATGGGTGCCGGGCTCCGGATCGGCGAGCTGCTTTCGCTTGAACCGCACCACATCGAATTCGATGGGGACAAGCGCGGCCGGCTAACGGTCGAGTATGGCGGAGACCGCCACGCGCAAACGAAGAGCGGGCGCACGCGGACCGTGGAGCTCTTCGAGCCGGGGTTAGGCTTTTTCAAGCTATGGATGCGCGACCACTACACGGGCGGCCCGCGTGTATTCGAGGGCCCGAAAGGCGGTTACCTCTCCACGTGGGGCGGGCAATTCAAGCAGTGGACAGGGACGATCGGGCAGCGTATGTTTTCACACCTCATGCGGCACTCGTACGCGATGGCGATGCTTAATGGTTGGTGGGGCTACGAGCTGAAGCCGCTCGGCTTTATCCAGGCTCAGCTAGGGCACACGGAGATCAGCACCACGGAGCGTTACTATGCCCATTACATGCCCGGCACGTGGGCAGATGACGTCGATCGGATGACGGGGCACACGGCAAAAGCGCAACGGCCGATCGTGACTGCTAGCGGCCTGTTGAGTGGCCTGGCAGATCCGCCGAAGGGTGGCACAAACCCCGGTAAAAACGGCAAGTCTGAGCCCGAGCGTGTTACTAGATGGTCACACACTACTTTCCCGGGAATTCCCGAGGGAAACGAGCAAAAAGCGGCCTGCGACGGGCCGCCCTGCCAGCTCGCAACACTAGGCCGTTTCCAGCCACGTAGACGCCGAAGAAACGGGGGCGTTGCGTGACGCGGCAGAGGGGGCCGCGCGTGATCGATCTGGCCGCTGAGAGGGCAGCCAGAGGGGCGATCCAGGCTGGCGCTATGTCGGCCTGGATCGAGGGGTCCGAAGTGGTCGTGCAGTTCCCCGGCGGGCAACGCCAGAGGCTAACGCCACATCACCTCCGGATCTGGCGTGACAATTTCGAAGCCCTGCTAGGCACGATCGAGGCGGCCGGGAGCCGGCGCAAATGATCGTGCACTCCGATCCGCTATCGGCTGTGCACGTTGCCGATTGCCTCAGCGTGGAAGCGGCGATCGAGGCCATGGCGGGGCAACGCGCCGATGCGCTGATCTTCGATGCGCCGTTTTCAGCGAAGACCCACGAGGGGCACAAGAGCGGCAAGCTAACCACGGAGCGGGCCGCGTCGTTTGCACGCGCTCAGCGCGCCCGGGGGCATGACTCGGCAGAGGTCCGCTACGCGAGCAAGAGCGGCGATGCGGCGATGCGGCGCGATATCGTCTACCCGCATTTCGACGATACGAAGATCGATCTCTTTTGCCGCGTGTGGCTCCCCCTTTGCAAAGGATGGGTGGTCAGCATCACGGACGATGTGCTGGCCCCGCAATGGGCCGCGTGCTTCGAGCAATCAGGGCTCTATGTGTTTGCGCCGCTCCCGCTAGTGGAGCTCGGCGGTCGGATCCGTGTGTGCGGCGATGGCCCTAGCTCGTGGACGTGCTGGATCGTGGTCGCTCGCCCGCGTGGTGCGCCATATTCGAAATGGGGCACGCTGCCCGGTGCATACGTGCAAAGTGCAGAGCGCGATTTCAACCGTAAGGGTGGGTCTTCTCGGATCGTAGGCGGCAAGCCTTTTAAGGCCATGTGCGCGATCGTTGGCGACTACTCCCGCAGGGGTGATTTGATCGTCGATCCGTTCTGCGGCGGAGGCACCACGCTAGCCGCTGCGAAACACCTCGGGCGCCGCTCGATCGGGCTCGACCGGTCGGAGCTGCATGCCCGGATCTCAGCCAAGCGCGTGGGCAACATGCGCGAACAAATGAGCTTGTTCGAAACGTCACCCGATCGGGTGAGTCTCAAACAGATCGGGCTATTCAAATGAGCGAAGCGATCTTCATCGAAGATGGGTTGTTTGACGCCGCTGGCCTCACGGACGATCTCACGCACGAGCCGGACGGAGGGCATGGGTTGCGCATCGCGAGGCGGATCCTAACGCTCGCTTGGCTCTATGCCGGAGGCACGGACGGCGGCCCGCTAGCGCCCGCCCTACGCGCCGCGATCGCGTGGTGGGCAGAGCATCGACCGGAGCTCCGATCCTGGCGTCTAGCGACCCTGGGAGCCGTGCTCTTGCAGCTCGAAGCGCTCAGGGTGGTCGACACATTCAGCGAGTGCACGGGCGGATTTCACGTGAAACTTCGAGAGGGCTAACCCGATGAAAATCGATCCGAACATTGCAGCAAAAGTACCAGCCGAAGATCTGCAAGCCCTGTTGCAAATCGCCTCTAGGCTAGCCGTGTCTGGTGTCGATTTGCGCCTCGCTGTTGCAAAAAGCGCAGTCCGATCCCGAGCCGGCAAGGCTAGCGCCGAGGCCCGGACCGCGAAATTCGGCTCAGCCGACCCCCGGAACAACGTGAACAAAACGGGAACAAGCGATCCGAAACAATGTGAACAAAACGGGAACAGCCCACCCGTGAACATCGTGAACAAACGTGAACAAAACGTGAACAAAACGGGGGGGGTAGGGGGGGGATCTCTCTCTCTGATCTCAGATCAGAGATCAGAAGATCAGAGAGAGAGCGCGCGCGAGGCCCGCGCCCAAAAGCCGAAAGCGCCGAAGGTAAAAGCGACCACTTGGCGCCGCGTGCCCGGCGACTGGCAGCCGACCGATCAGCACCGGCAGATCGCAACCGATTGTTGCGTTCCCTTTGACCTGGAACTGGCGAAATTCCGCGATCATGAGTTCAGCGTACCGAAGCGCGATCCCGATGCCGCGTTCCGCAATTGGCTCCGGAACGCTCGCAAATCCACGCCCTTCCCTGTTGCTCCGCCCCGACCGGCATCACACGCCTCAAGGACCGACATTGATCGCATGTTGGGGCTGGCGTGAGCGAGGCTGCCCTAGACGGTATCCGCTTGGCAGAGCGGGTGCTATCCGCGTGGTTCTACGATCAGCGGTTTAAAGCCGCCTGGAAGCCCGAGCCCGACCTATTTTTGCTGCCCGCCCATCGGGCCATGGCTGAGCTTATGGCAGCCCGCGGCCCGGCCCTCACGGATACCGGCCTAACGCTCGAAATGCGCCGCATGGGGCAGCTAGAGCTATTCCCGGGGCTCGGGGCCGGCTCGGTGCAACAGGGGGCGAACGCGATCGCGGATATCGTGTATGGCTGCCCGGTCGTTCTCGACCCCTGGCAAGCGCTTGCTGAGCTCCGGGCGGACGTGGCGTATGGGCGGCTTCACAATGGCGTTTTAAACGCGCTCCGGGCGACGGCCGAGGCTCGGGCCCTCCCTGAGCTCAAAGCGGGCGTAATGGCCGCGCTAGGGGCCGCCGATGGGGTCGGCTCCGTGTCGGCTGAGCTCAGCTCCGAAGGGGCCGACGCTGAGCTAGCGCGTGTGTTCGGGGAGCCCCGGGTCTTTGGTTGCCCTACCGGCTCGGCTTCGCTCGACCGCACCACGGGCGGGCTACGCCCCCTCGATGTGTGGGCGATCGGGGCCCCGACCAATTGGGGCAAGAGCTCGTATTTGTGTGCTCTGTATCGGCGCGCCATTGGCACCGATCGGCGCGTGCTGATCGTGTCGGGCGAAGACCCTTTCGCCCTCTACATGCAACGCATTCTAGGCGGGCTCGCGGGCGTGAATGCGTGGCGCATGCGTGAGGCGCGCTTGCTGCCTTTCGAGCGTGAACGCGTGCGGGCGGCTCGCTTGCAGATCCCGACCCATCCGTTATTCGTGAACGGCATCGGTCGCGCCGTTGAGTCTCTAGCGGCGGACGTCCGGAGCACGCTGATCGCGAGTGACGTTCCGCCCGATCGCTGGATCGTGATGGTCGATTACCTGCAAGCGTTCCGCTCGGCACACAAGCATCAGGATCGGCGCGCCGAGATCATCTACGTTCAACGCCTATTCACCGATGCGATCAAGAGCGCGGGGGCGGCGGGCGTGCTCACTTCGCAGGTTACGCGCGGCCCTGATGGCAAGCTCAAGATGCGCGAAGCCGATGACATTATCCACGCGGCAGAGGTCGGTCTTTATGGCGAAGTGGAGGCGCGCGCCGAGCTCGATCACGATGGCCGCAAGCAAGTGGACGATCGGGCGCGGTCGTTCATGGTCGCGAAGATCAAGAATGGCCCGAGCGGGTTCAGTGCCCCGCTCAGTTGGGACGCGAACGCAGCAACGTTCCTAGATAACACCGACGGATTAGAGGCGGCATGAGCGCGGAAGATCTTGCCCTGTGTTTTGGGTTGCTGGCTGTTACCCTGCTCGCCATCACTCTCTTGGTTGGTCGATCGTGAGTGAGACGGATCTCAGCAAGGCGATCCGCCAAGCGCTACGCGCCAAGGGCTGCAAAGTGATCCGCATTCAGACCGGGATCATCCCGGCTCTGTACGGCTCCACGAAACGCTTTATCCACTGCGCGGAAAACGGCACGCCCGATTGGTTGGTTATCCGTGAGCCCGGCGTTTATACGTGGCTCGAAGTGAAGATCGAGGGAAAGAGGCTCAAGCCCGCGCAACAGGCTTGGCACGAATGGGCGGTTAGCGCAGGCCTCCGGGTCGCGGTCGTGCGGTCGGTCCAAGAAGCGATCGCCGCAGTGTTCGCCCCACGGATCCAGCCGATCCCGGCCCCCGTCGCTTCGTCCCTAGCGCGCTCTGTTTCTGCCCGGGCACGGCACGCGCGCTAGCCCCCTGTTGCGTGTTGCCTCCACAATTCGATCGGAGTGATCGCCCGTTCCCGTGGCGCAATTGTTGATTGCTTGTTTGACACAATCATCACGAACATAGTAGCCAGATAGCTACGGGGCCAAGTGGACCCCAATACAAGAGGGAACTTTCATGATGACAGCCGAGTTTCGAGGTGAGTCGAGTGAGCTAACGAACCAACAAAAGTTCCATAATCTTCGCCGGAAAATGATCATTGAAGTTCGCTTGATCAGCCATGCGGGGGCCGGTGAAAAGTGGCATGAGGCAGTGATCAAAGACACGAACAAGGAGGGGGCATACTGCCAGCTACTCAACAGCCCCGGGCAACGCTTCTGGCACTGGCGCGATGTCCGCCCCTGCATTCGAACCGAGCTCCCGCGCCAGACGGCAACGCTGGCCGAGGTTGCAGAGCTGCATAGCCCGCCGCCTGAGCTGCCCCGCCGTGAGCCCATGCCGCCCCCTCCGGCGCTTACGGCCGCGATAGTCCCGAGGTCGGCCCCTCCGATCGTCACGCTTGTTCGCACGCCGCCACCGCCACCGCCCCCTCCTGTGCCGGGCGAGGACTTGCGGGACCGCCCGATCTACGCGAATCCAACAGAATCGGCCGTAGGCGGCTTAGTGCGGCCTGCTCGCCTTCGCGCGAATCTATCGCAGAGCGCGCTAGCTGAACGGGTGGCGAAAGCTGCCGACGATCCAGGCTTCACGAACAAGCGGCTAAGCAGCATCGAAACAGGTCTCAGGGCCCCAAGCGAAGCCGAGCAGCTTGCCCTGGTTGACGTGCTGCAGATCGATCTGACCGCGCTGATCGCCGCGTGCGGTGAGGACGAGCAACGGCGCGAACAAGAGAAAAAGAAGCAACGAGATCGCGCGAGGGCGCAAGCTCAGCGCCTTGAAAGGGCGGCGGAGCAGGGGCGGACGATCATCCCCCGCTCTTCGATCTATCGCCCTGCCGTGGCCGTAGCGCCCGAAGCTGCCCCCGAGGCAGTGGCACCCGCGCCAGCGCCAGCGCTGTCAGCCCCTCGGGTCTCGCGAGTAGCGCCACGCGGGCAGCGGATCGGATCGGTGGAGGACTTGGTCGAAGAATTGATCGGCATCGTCGCGTTGCCGGTAGACGCTGATATGCGCAGGGCATGGTTTCGCTGTGCGCGTGAGTTATTCCGTTTGTCTTGGGAAAAGTGAATAAAATGGGTAGGCAAAAGAGAGCAAAAGCAGGCAAGCACTACGCGACGGATCTAGGGACTGTCATCCGGCGAGCGCGGGAAGAAAAGCAGGTTTCGCAGACCGCGATCGGCGAGATCTTCCGGCAGAAATTAGGCACTCCGAACGGCAACGCCCGTATTAGTTGCTTCGAGCTAGGCAAAGCGATCCCGACAGATGCCGAGGTAACGATCTTGGCTCAGTCGCTCGGGCTGAGCGTAGCGAGCTTGCGAGAAAAGCGAGACCTAGCCGCCAAGCAAGCCGAGGCGAGGCGCGCTGCCGGGCGTAAGCGCGGGGCAGAGAAGCTCCGGCAGATCCGAGCAGGCAAGCTAGCGCCGAAGACAGGGAAGAAAGCGGCGGCCCTCGTGGCGCAAGCGCCCGCTGCGAAGCGAGCCAAGCAAGCCCCCGCGGGGGCTCCGGCATTGGCTGATTTCGTGGAGCTGATCGATGAGGTAGCGCCGATGCCATCGGACAAAGAAGAGCGCCGGCTCTGGTTTGCCGCGACCATGGAGCTATTCAAGATCGGCCAGTCCGCATGACCGCGCAGATCGTCCACGTCCTAGAGGGCGGCTGCATATACGGGCCCGCGCTGCAGAACCCGGAGAATCTAGCCGCATTCATGCGTGCGGCCGGCCTGCCACCCGTCGCCCCGATCGTCGAGGGGATCCAAGCCGAGCAATTAGGGCGCGAATGATTGATCCAAATCTCAAGCCGTTCATCATTGGAGCCCCGGCGAAAGGCGTAGCTTTGCGCCCGTACCCGCCGGGTTCGCGCGTGATCGGCTGCGAGCTCTGTTTCGCCCCGACCCTGTTCGCGCCCTCATCGCTCACCCGTCCCGAGGCAGCGACCGCTCTCTTTGTTTGCATGGGTTGCGCGTTCAAACAAGCGAGCGAGGGCGGCGAGCCATTGGAGATCGCGCCGATCACGGACGAGCAAAAACGAGAGCTAGCGGCGTGCGGCTTGGACCTGGCCGACGTCGAAGCGGCGATCGATCAATTGCGAGGCGCGGCGAGGTGTCCGCAATGCCGGCAAGAGAGCCCGCACCACAAGATCGACTGCGGATTGCGAGGGCGAGGATGATTACCGAAGCGGAACTGATCGACGTGCTCCCAATGACGGCCGAGTGGACACAAGAGCAACGGGCGAGCCTCGCCGCTGCAATCATGGTGTTGAACGGCGCGAAGATGGATAGCCCAGATGTGAGCGGCTACGCGGGGCTGATCATCGCGCGAGGTGATGTGCGCATAGTTGGCTGGTTCCCGATCGAGTGCATAGCGCAACAGGCGATGCCGTTCGTCGAGCTGGATCCCCAGTCAATCAAGGCGATCCATTCACCGGGGCCTCCCGATGCGATCGATATCGTTGCCGTGATCGATCAGTACGAGCTTGTTTTTTCACCGCCGATCGCGGTCGTGCGTGTCGTTCCGGGCGGCGAGAACAATTAATGGCCAGCTTGCGCGTCAGGAAAAAGCGGTTCGCCCGGGAGCTCGGGCTCATGAAAAAGCGCACGCGCCAGATCCGTGGACACCATTGGTATTGGATGCACCGCGGCCATGAAGCGCTCTATTTCTATGAGCCGCCCGAGCTCCCGCACGATCGCGGCGCTTGGGGGTCGGGGCCGTGGCAAGACGAACCCGATCGCGTTTGCTTCGAGCGCAACGGGATCCGGTGCCTGATCAAGCGCGTATCCACGGGGGCGCTATGCGGCTACGTGTCGATCCCCCCCGATCATCCGGCTCGCAAGCGCGAGGGGCTCTGGCCCGCTAATGAGTGCTTCGAGGTGCACGGGGGCGTCACGTTTGCCAAGCGCTTGGGGCGCGACTACTGGATCGGCTTCGATTGTGGGCACGCTGGCGACTACATGCCAGGGCATGCGACGTTCATGCGCTCGCTCGGGATAGACTGGCCCGGTGAGGGCGTGCGCTATCGCGATCTTTCCTACGTTCGCGCCGAAGTCGAGCGCTTAGCCGATCAAGTGATCGCCTCGTTGCCATCATGATTAGCAAGCGCGTGGCCATCGTTGCGGGGGTCGTGTGCGTGCAAACGGTTGTCGCGTTCACGGGGCCGCCCTGGCTCCGTGCCGCGCTCGTGTGTCTGCAATGCGGGATCGTTGGCTACTCGCTCGGCTCACTAGCAGAGCACAAGCGGCGACTAGAGGATCACTTGCGCCATGTTCAGCAAGTGCAGGACATGGACGCGATCATGGGCAAACTGATCGAGCTCATGCGCTCGGCGGGATGGGACATTCCGAGCTGGCCCGGCTCCCCTCTTACGGATGAACAGAAAGCGGGGCTCAATTGAGCGAGCAAGACGTCTTTAGGATCCTTACGGTGTACGAAAACCCCTCAGATTACCCGGGAAAGATCGTGGTTCGCGTGGCCGTGATCACGGGTGGAGGGGCGCGCCCGATGCCGCTCCCGCTAGCCGTGTGTGACACGCTCGATGAAGCGCGAGCCTCAATCGAAGAGCATCACCCGGGGTTGATACGCATGCACCGGATGCCCGGCGATGACCCCGTGATCGTGGAGACTTGGTTATGAGCTCCGACAAAAACGCCCCCGGCAAATATGACAACGAGTGCAACGCGCTACTAAAGCAGCTTGACGCAGAAATGATCCTAGTTGGGGTCGGAGGCGGGAGCCGGGGCAATGGCTTTTCGCTCAGCATCGATCGAGCCAAGTGCCCTTGCCCGGCTTGTGTGCTCGCCGCTCTCGCAGAGACGCTCCGATCGATCGCCGATCAGATAGAGGTCCAATACAACCAGGCGCCGCATACGCACGCCCCGCCTAGCCAAGGGAGCACCAGTGCAAACTAGCAACATGAAACTAGGGAAATGCCCATACTGCGGCGCCACGACCGCACGGGATGACCTAGGGCTCTATCACGAGCAACCGACTTGCAAGGAGTGGAGCGCAGAAATGGCGAAGCAGCCGGTTAGGTACGCGGGCACGGTCAACGCGATCGTGGTGCAAGTGTCAGAGAAGCCCAAGCCCGAGGGCAGCAGCAATTGAGCCCCGGGCGTTACCCTTGGCTCGTGCTGCAAGGCCCGGGTGAGATGATCTGCCGGCGCTGCGGCGCGACCTATCAGCCGGCGCTGCCCGCCCCGATCAACGTGTATCTAGCGATCTGCGACGCGTTCATTAGGGATCATCGCAAGTGCAGGGAGATCCAATCATGAGTGACGAAGATGACGACGCATGCGCGTGTCCCGCATGCACTAGCGATCCCGTGGTGGCGCGCTTCCGCACGACCGCGGCCGACATCGCCGAATTGATTACCAATATACTGGGCTTCACGGAAGCAGGGGCACGCACGCCAGCGGAAACGCTCGTAGCGTTGCACATCGTAGAGGCGCATTTCAGGCGGGCGATCAGCGACCATAGAAGCGATGCGCCTGAGCTATTCGCCGAAGCCGCCAAGCAGGCGGCTAGCTACGATCAGCACATAGCGAAGATCGCTCAAATCAGGGGCAGCATTCACCGGAAAGACCTGCAATGAAATGGTTTGGCCAATCGTGGGGCGCCCACGTATGCGAGGGCGAGCACGTGGCAACGCCCGTAGGCGAGATCTGTTTCGGCTCGTGTGCTACGCCGATCGTAGAGGGCGATCGCGGCGTGCTGCTGCCCTTCCTAGGCTTCGAGGGCTCGACCGATAACCCATGCCCGGAGGTGCCCTACCACCTAGCGTGCTTTATGCGCTCGGTCTTCGGGGTAGCTGAGCGCCCCAAACCTGAGCCCAAGCGCGAGCCAGAGAAGCGCCTCACGCGCAACGCCGTGCAATGCAAGCTGTGCAGCCAGACGATCGAATCGAAACACCGGCACGACTTCGTTACCTGCCCATGTGGCAATGTGAGCGTCGATGGCGGGCTAGACTACACTCGCCGAGCATTCCGCTCGCTCGACTGGATCGAGCTCAGCGAATGCGAGCCCAATGCGAACCCGTAGCTTTACAGGCCAGCTCGGCGGCATGCACGCAACGTTCGTCAAGCCGAGCGCTGAGACCACGCGGCATAAGTGCCCCTATTGCGGGGCTCTGGTCTTGATCGATCTGGCAAACAAAAACATCCATCATGAGGTCCCCGCGTGCCAAGAGTACCTAGATCGGGTGGGCACACTTGGCGGCGATCCGTCTTATATCGGAGTGATCGACGCGCAAGATATGCCGAAGGAGCCGAGCAAGTGAGCGCCACGCCCGAGCCGCTGATCGTCATCGTGTGTGGCTCGCGCGATTGGTCCGATCGGCTCGCGGTGTTCGGCGATCTCGACTGGCTGCTAAAGCGCTCCGAGGCGCTAGAGATCGCCCATGGCGCATGTAGCAAGGGGGCCGACCAAATAGCCGCGGAGTGGTGCGTCCTTCGGGGCGTAGTGCAACGGCGGTACCCCGCTAACTGGCTCAGGGGGCGATCGGCTGGCATGCAACGCAGTCGCATCATGGCCACGCAAAGCGGGGCTAGGCATTGCCTCGCCTATTGGGACGGCCGAAGCCCCGGCACGCTGCATATGATCCAGCTTGCAACGCAAGCGGGTATCCACGTCACGGTAACGGCTCCCGTGTTGCCAGTGTGGGGAAGCCACGGGGGCGGGGATCTACGTACGCGCCAAGGATCTACCGTGCGGCGATGGGGGCCCGGTGCATGAGGATGACTAAAGCAAGAGGCACTAAAGTCCGGGCGAGGGCTCCAACCTCCGGTTAATAGCCGGAGCGAACCCAGGCCCGGAGCTCCGGAATAGCCGATTAGCTACCGCCTTTCAATGGGCACGCGCCAGCGCTGCAAGCGGGGCAGTACCTCACGGAAGATCGATGCTGTGCCTACCGCTAGCGCCCCTTGCCGCTCGCTCAGCGGGAGCCGTGGGGCGCTGAGCCAGACCACCCGATCGACGGGCGGGCGCCCTTGCGGGTGCAAGCGGAACCACTTCCGAAGCGCTCGGACAGCGGCCACGCCCTCGATGACCCAAGGGCCGGGGCTGTCCAGCCAGAGGGCCGCCTGGTCGCTTGCCGTGTGCCACCCGTGCGGAATGAGATCATCCGTAGACCGGGGCGTGATGCCGGCGGGCGCCAGGCGAGCGGCTAGCGTGGTTTTCCCGGCCCGTGGCACGCCCAAGATAAGCACCCGCTCGGCTCCCATGGCTGAGAGCCTAGCGGGCGGCTTGCGCCTCGCCTAGGGGCTCCTACTCGCCGAGCTGGGCAACGCCCGCGACCCGGGCCCAAGCGCTGAAGCGGGTGGCCACGTCGCTTGCCTTGCTGGCGCACGCTAGGGTGCGCTCTGCGATAGCGCGCACATCGGCCGCTGCTTGGCGCAATTGGTCGCCCGAGGCGTTGAGTGGTAGGGCCATGTGTTCGTCCAGGGCATCGGCTAGCCCTCGCAGATCGTCCACGCTCTCGCTCAGCACGCCCAAATCCTGCCGTACGCGATCTCTAATGCAACCTCGCAGATCAGCGCGTAGAATTTGCCCCTCGGTGAGCGGATCGCTAGTGTCGATTTCAGCCATTGGCGGAGCTCCGTTCCGTTAGTGGTTAGATCTCCGGGCGTGCGCAAACATGCCCGGGGATCGATTTGTGTGTGAGAGGGCGCCAGCCGTACCCAAAAGTAGTGACTAGCGCCCCTCACCTAATCAGGGCCGATGGCCCTTCATGTAATCAGGGCTGATCGCCCTTCACAAAATGGGAGGGGCCGGCCCCCGATCGAGTCGGAGACAGGCCCCATGTGCCGGAACGCCCTTACGGGAGCGACGCGGCGAGGGCGACCCTAGCTCCACCCGCGATCGCCAGTCAACCCACGAAACCGAGCCCCGTTCAGAGAGGGTTTCGTGTGCATGCACATCCGACGGGCGCCGTCCTTATCGCTGGGTGATAACAGTGCGGTTCGGCTAGCGGGCCAGATAGAGGGGCCGTTGCGCGGCTAGCGTGCCCCGTTGTCGCAGATGACCGAATACTCGCCCGCGTCGTGCAGGCGGTCGCAAGTGGCCTTGAGAGCGCGCTTTTCCACGTCCAGGGCCCATCGCGCCTGCCTGAGGCTCGCCTCGGCTTCGGCTAGCCGGGTGTCGCACGTCACGGGCGGCACGGGTGCGATCGGCGCTTTTGGTTGCGCCGCACACGCGCGAGGGAGGTAGGCGCCAGCCAGAAAGCAAGCGAAGCCGAAGAGCAGGGCGAGAGCAGCACGAAGGGTGGTCATTGCCCGATCCCTTCGTCCGTGGCGGCTTCGCTCTGCAAAGCGTCGTAGTGCCAGCGTGGAACCGTGAGCGTTACCTTTTCGCGGCTCTCATCGGCCCAACGCGGCGCCAAATCCCAGCCGGCAAGGTCTGGATATTCTGCAATGTGGCGCGTGGCGGCTTCCGCCAGACAATCGTCGGCATCCGGGTTAGCGACTAGCGTGATCTCGAGTTTTCGTGGCATTGCCCTGAACGGTACGGCTCAGCGCCCGGACGACTGAAGCCCCAAGGTGAGAATCGACCCGTCTCAGCTGTCCAAGAAAGAGACTTGGACCTAGAAATGCAGTCTTGACAGCATTCTAGGTACTCTGTACATCAGAGGCGCTTCGCGCGCGGATCTCTCTGGAGCCCCATCTCTCCAGTGACGCGAGAGCGGCACTGTCACCACGGGCTCACGAGTGAGGCCGTGTCTTACTCGCTAGAGAATACCGTACACTGTACGGGATTGTCTAGCAGTCGCCCGATGCTGTAGGCAGACGATCTCTTGTCCGAAATGGGTTGCACTGATCGGGGTATCGTGCAGTGCCTGAACTTGGGGCGGGTGTTCGGAGAGGGGATGGGTGAAGGATCCCCCGAAGAGACCGAAGCCCATGCCCCAAGTATCCGACATGTCAGAGGTATTTGATGCATGCCCTACGATTTGTACCACCTTGGAGCCTGGTTCCCCTGTTTGACCCCCCGGGGGGGTCGAGGTCGCGGGGCCCC